TACCAGTCATTTCATAATACATGCAAGCGTAAGCTACTTCCTGAACAAAGTAGTTTTCAATCCATTCTTCAGGTTTTATTTTCTTTGAAGTCTTGAAGTCAATAATTGCGAGTTCCCCGTCATATTCGGCGATACAATCTACTCTACCCGCAAGTCCCAGATAGTCACTATAAAGCGACTTCTCTAAAGCATGTATGTTATTTATACGATCAAGAAATGGTTTGGCCGAAAGAAACAGAAACTTAGTTGTCGGAAGTGGATTAAAGTCATCCACATTCTGATTCAACAAATACTTCTCAACAATATCATGAAACTTGGTTCCACGATCTGTTGCAACTTTGGTGATCTTGTTGGCTTCTTCATCACCAACTTTTTTACGCCACTCAATGAATTTTTCTCTACCATAGAAACTGGTGACAGAAGTAATAGAAGGATACAACTTACCCGAAGGGACACGATAAAAACGTGTCCCTTCAATACTCTGAGCTTCTAAGTCAACTTCTTCTTTCAAATAATCTAAATGAACAAACATTACATACCCAAAGCCAATTTAGCAACGATGTAATTTTTGACAAGTCCAGAACGAACAATATCATCAACACCAAATTCTACACTGGAAAAATCATATTCCATTGCACGAATAATTTTCATAAAATCTAGAATCCCATTTTTTTCGTGGGTTTTAACAAGATCAGATTGAGTAGCATCACCACAGAACATGATCTTACTATTTTCACCAATACGAGTAATTATACTATCTAATTCGTGAAAGTTCAAGTTTTGCATCTCATCAACAAGGACGATTGCATTGTCAAGAGTTGTACCACGAATAAAACTTGTAGACCAGAATGAAATAGTTTCTTGAGCTTTAAGATTTCCGTAAAGCATTTCAAAGTCGGAATCAGATGGAAGTTCAAACATGTACTTGCACATGTTCTTATAGGGAATCTGATAAAGTGCAGCCTTGTCTTCATGATCTCCAGGAAGAAACCCAATCTCACGAGTGGAAACGAGAGAACGAACAATATAAACCTTCTCATAAGGAGTTCTTTCATCTAGAACATCCTTGAGTGCAAGATAAAGTCCTACAAAGGTTTTACCTGTACCAGCAGCACCATAGGCGAAAATGTTTTTACCTTTCTTATACTCATCAAAGAATTTCTTTTGATTGTCTGTAAGTGGTGTAATGTCCACCATCAAATCAGAGTTGATTGGTTTTTTGCGACGCATTTGTTTTGCGCTCATACCAATTCCAATGTTGCTGTTAGAGGTCTTTCTTGATCTTGGCATTAGATTTTCTTTACTTTGGAACCAGGTGCTTTAGAGGCTTTGTGAAGAACATCATTCCAGCCTGGATTTCTGGAAATGAGTTTGTCTTTCCACTCGCCAACTTCTCCAGAACCAGGACAAGTTGATGGATCACTCCAATCCCTATCCCAATCTGGATTATCTTGCTTCCACTGAGACCAGGCGTGGACACTCATTTCCACTTCTTTCTGTTCACCAGTGATTTTGTTTATAACAGGATAAGTCGCCATTAGTTACGAATTCAATATAATTTATTTATTGGTCAATTTTATGAGCAACATAATGTTGTGGGGACACCTGTTGTATATCCCATTTTACCACAGGTTTTACATAATAACTACTTTCTTCAGTTAACTGATACTTTTTATGATTCATTCTATTATGTTTTTCTAAGAGTAATTTGTGGACAACATTTTCATCATCAACATCATTGTATTCCTTAATATGATCTTCAATGATTTCTTTTAAGTGTGGTTTTTCCGAGTATGCTTGAAAATTCTCAACTCTTTTCTTTGCCTCATGCGGAAGTGAGAATAAAGTGTTTAAACCAAACTTAATTTTCACATGATTTAATCCTAGAAGTAATAATCTCTCATATAATTCCGTATCTTCAAAAGCAGCATATTTGTTTATATTTTCATTGTATCCACCAATTTTAAAATAATTCTCTTTTGTGATGTACAAAGTTCCCCACAGAGCTTTAATATAAAGATAACTCTGATGATTAATTCTTTTCTTACTTAGATCATTAAAACTCCAGTCTTCATCCGTACCGGTCAAAAAAGACTGGCTATCAATAGTATGATGATCAAAAAAATTAAAATATGGATTCATAATTGTATCGGAATCCAATTTTAAAATATAATCATTTTTAACTAGAGATGCTGCAAGATTGAGTGGTTGTGGTTGATTGAAGTAACGTTCGTTTGGAACAGTGATAATTTTAATTCTACTGTCTAGTTCCGTCAGATGATCTATGGGATCACGAGAGTTCCAATCAGTTACGATTATTTCATCTATTTCATCAAACTGAATCCAAGAAGATATGGATACAGACAAAGCCTTTCCTCTATTACCACAAGCAGAGATTACAGAAACACTCATATCTTCACAGCTTCATACGTTTGATCGGTTAATTGAGTTACTTCCCATTTGTAAAGAGGTTCTGAGAAATAATCAATATCATTAAGAGCATTAATAAAAGACTTTTGTGAAGTTGTAAAAGACTGCAAACTTTCTAAAGATGATATGTTTAGTTTTGAAAATTCATTGTACATATCAACCATTTTAAAAGCACCAGGATAACTATCAAAATTTTTATTTTTGGATAGTTTTATCATGTAACTATAAAGTTGTTTCTCTTTTAAGTCTTTCTTATTTTTTGTTAAAACGTCTTTTATACTAGTAAAAGATTCAAAATTCTTTAGTCTATCTTTATCAGTATGCGGAATATGTAAAGATGTGAATTTTTGAGTATCAATTGATATAGGTTTAAGACCATATGACATTAATCTTACACATAATTCATCATCTTCTACAGAGTAATATTTCCCCATATTTTCGTTATATCCACCAACCAATTTAAAGATATCGCTTTTTACATATAATAATCCTCTGAGAGGGGATAAGAAATATAAGTCCATTCCAGGTTCTTCTACTTTATATCCAAAAATAAAAGAGTCATCTGTAATTTTATACGAGTCAAAGAAATTAAAATATGGATTTAATATGTAATCACAATCCAATTTTAAAATGGCCTCGTTCTTTACTAAAGAAGAGGCCAAATTTAATGGTTGAGGTTGATTAAAATAAGGTTCATTATTCACCCGAATAACTTTTACCTTTTTACTCAATCTAGTTAGATGATCTATTGGATCTTGTGAATTCCAATCAGTTATGATAACTTCATCAACCTCATCAAATTGTATCCACGAAGATAGAGATATGGTCAACGGTTTAACTCTATCTTTACATGAAGTAATTATTGAAACAGACATTTCTATTGACTAATATCAAGCTCTGAATAATCTAATTTTTGAAGTTCTTCTGGAGAAATTTCTTTGGTCTTTACTTCTCCATTATCTGTATATTCAACAACATATGTTTCTGGTTTGGCTTCTAAAATCGTACACGTAGTTGGAGCATGATCTTTTGACAGTGCCTTACTTTGGTAGTACATGTTACTGTTTCCTCCTTAAGGACAAATTATATATCACCACTCCAGAGCTTCTGCCACTGAAGGGAATTGTTCGGTAAACACTCTCTTACAATCAAGAGCGATGTCCATGTGTTCTTTTTGAGTTCCATTTGCGGAACGGAGATTGATATAATGAATCCAAGAACGGCAAGAACCGGTCATGTAAATACGAGTCGGAGTTGCAAGAGGCAACACGAAACGAGCACACTCTTTTGCAATGTCTGCATCAAGAAGTTCTTTATAGAGTTTCATACCCGCTTCAAAGTGATCATTGATTTTCAACCACAGATCTTCTTTTAATTCCTGAGGAAGATCATCAGTAGAGTTCTGACGATTCTTGGTATCCTGACGACGAAGTTCTGGGACAGGAATACTTTCTCCAAGAAGAGAACTATCCGCATAACGTTGCGAGAACTCCTGGAAGGTGAATGAACGATGACGCAAAATCTGGGCCGCGATACCACGAGTAGTTTCAATTTCCAAGGTCATCGTAGCTTGTTCAAACACACTCCAGTGGTTGTGTTTGA